TTTTTGTTTCATGTCGCCTCCTATAATTCTGGATTCTCGTAGATATTGCTGATTGCTTTGAGAGTCTTACGAGGATCTTTTGTTAACTCACTAAGTTGTACGCATGACCCGAATTGCCTTGTCAGAAATCCTCTAGTGAACAAGCTTTCTACTTCTGAATGATGTTCTATCTCTTTTACTCCTATACATGTAAATCCGTGAAAAGCCCATTGCTCGCCTTCGTTGCTATAGCTAATCCAACTTACGGGCGCATTGTATGTTCCACCGTATCTACCGTATTCAAAAACTCTAACAATATCCCCCTCAAATATTTCCACACCGTTCTTGTCTTTCAGGCCTGTTGATTGCATAATTTCATAGTCATCCGGACTCATTTCGGCATGTGTTAACAAACTCCCCGCTGATCCATGTTTCATTTTATTGAACTGTTTCACCGAGCCACCAAACGGTGTGTACCAAGCTCTAAATTTCGGTATCATTATTTTCCTCCCAATAATCTGATCACTTCTTTAATCTGCAGCTTCTGCCACTCCGTCAAATTAACAGAGCTTAAAATTAAGTCTTTCAGTATGTTGATTGCTAAATCGTTGTTGATCATTGTGGCACCTCCTTGTTATCAAACCTGTAAAAATTCTTAACAATATTTTCCGCAGTTTCTATCCCGCGTAGATACCCTTGTTTGTACTGAGACTGATAATGTGGATATACTGGGTCTTCGGCATCGTTCTCACAGTCTTCATATGCTTTGTCTAATATCTTTACTAACTTCTGCTTATTTTCATCCTCGCCTTGTAACATCAAGATGAGTTCTTGCTTTGTACAACTAGAAAGCTTTTTATTATATTCGAGGGTCATCACTCTTCCTCCTTAGTAACCTCTGTTTATTTTCTCTAAAATATTAACTACTTTCTGAATCTCGACTCTAATACCAGAAAGGGCCAATGATATAGAGATTAAAGCAATAAATATTAGAAATTCCATCACTCATTCCTCCTGTTCTTGCACCCATCTAGAAAATACTTCTAAATCTTTGTACCATTCATTTCCCCTCCCAACAGTCTAATAGCCTCTTTAATCTGCTCTTTCTGCCATTCAGTTAGATTAACAGACGTAAGAATTAAATCTTGCAGTATGTTGATAGCCAGATCGTTGTTTATCATGTTTTTCCTCCTTTATTGAATCGGTTAATGTAGTTTGTGACCATCATTTTTGAGGGTCACAAATCATTTTCCTTCCAACATCTCAATAATTTCGTTCATTTTTTCAGTTACTTCATCAATTTGCTTTGTAATAAATGATTCACCACCCGCGACATCCCATTCACGAAAATACGCTCGTTCGAGTAGTACATTTACTATTCTGATATCTTCTAGTGTTTCAGCATCACTCTTGAGCATTAGCCATTCTCCATTCCGCGAAGGCTGCTAGGACTTGTGTCTGCTGATCTGGAGTCAACGCTATATATGCTAGAGAAACTGAATCAAGTGATTCTCCAAGTACAAGCAAGTAAACAGCGTCCACAGGAGAATTTCCTTGTTCTTTAACCGACCATTCCAACCAATCCAACACGATCTGCTGGTTTTCGTTGAGTTCATACGGCAACATATCTCGAAATTTATATGTGTTATCAATTAGCCAATATCTAAGATATGGATTATCTATATAGTTATGGCCTGAATTGTAAATTAAATCATTCATAATCCGATCGAATGATCCTTTTGTAAGATTGTGCTTATCAATCCATTCTTTTACGAACTCAATCGTCATATTTTCTTCCATTCTCACACCTACACTTTCTCGACTGTGCCGCCAGTGATATATGCGGTATACATTGCCGTTTCCTCATTGTCAAAGAGGATCGGCTTTTTCTTCGTGCTGTCGAAAGCCCAATGTAACGAGTTGCCATATCCTGCTTCTATTGATGTCAGACAGTATTTTTGATCATTAATTATTTTCCACTTAGGCTCTTCCTCGACCTCGTAGCCGTCTAGCATACGTACAAGTGTCTCAATCGATTTGCCATTTTTATTATCAAACCATTTACCAAACTCACTATCGTCGCTCGCATAGTCCTCAAACATATAGTCTAGAATCGCTCGATCTAGAACGTACTTATTAGTTTCGAACCACTCAGCCACAAAAGCCGGCACTTTGACTTTCTGCGGTTCGTCCAGTCGATTTACTAGATCCAAAATATAAGCTATTAACGCATATTCTGATTCATGCTCGTTTTTTGTGTCGCCATGATCACCTGCGCCCAAACTAATATCTTTAATCTTTTTAATCAGTTCTTGTTTATCCATTTCATACCTCTTTTCTCTTTGATAGACTGAGTTACTGGAATTTTAATCTTTGATTAGGGAAATCATCTGCGTAGATTTCGATTACCCCAAAAAGCTTTTTGGCTGGCTGAGCTTTTCCATACATATCCGGATCGAGCAATCTTTCATAATAATCCCGCCCGATCGTTTTTTCTTTGTATTGGTATCGAATCGCTTTTAAATAATAGACAGCAGTGTGACTTAAATATAAATACTTAGCTAGTTCTGCTGATATATTAAGCACAATAATTTTGTTTTGGTTCTTATGCCCACAATTCAAAAGTGCAGGCACATTATCCTTTTCATCTTTTACAGAGTCGACATAATCAGTAGCTAAAATACTTTTCAAACCTCCTTATAAGTTGAGACCTTCCTAATCAATCATCTTTAATACATCGTCATCAATAAACTTAAACCGATCTTGATGTAACGCATTTTTCCAATTGTATTTTTCATCTAAATAGTTCATTTCGCTTTTGAGCTTCTCAATCTCGACAATACATAATTCTGACTGGCTAACAGCCTGCCAATATTTTTGCGTTGTATGCGAAGGAGTCAATGCCAATTCTTGAATAGTTTGATCTGCTCGACTCTTTTTCCTAACGTACTGTTTCAGCAGTTTTACTTGCTCTTTGAGGATTAGCCCGTAATATCGATCCATGATATTCACTTTACCGACTCCTTTCCGATTTGATAGGCGTGGTTAGTGTATGTTTAGTAACTCTGGATTTTCGTAGATGCATTCTGTACACCATGCTCCATGTTCCTTGAGTTTTTCAATCACTTCTTGTTTATCCATTTTCTTCCTCCTTCTGCTTCATCAACTTTTTAGTAAACGGATTTCTTTCGTACAGCTCGCCTGACTCAATATTAATCACAATCACAATGCCATTCACTTCTGCTGAGAAATGAACATCATCCCACTGCCGATAATTTCTAAGCCGCTGATAGCCGTATTTTGACGCAATTTCACGAATTAATTTTTTGGGCATCAACTAATCCGCCTCCATTTCCGAATCGGCCCTTTTCGTCCGTTCGCTTGGCAAGCAAGTAAATCAAATTGTACGCCTGCACGGCTCTTTGTGCGTTTATGTTTTTCATCCACAGTGTCACGATGAACGACATGCTTATCGCCTTTGCGGTCTTCTACAATGATGATATTTTTGTACGGCTGATCAGGATATTCGATTTCTTCACCTTCGATGTACTCGCCGAAAATATTAATTGTTTTCATCTAAATTCCCTCTTTACCTTTTTTTCGCCTGTTATTTTTGGGTAATCCATGCTTCCTTCTGACATAAGCAAATGTTTTGATGTCCATCCTGAATATTTCCCTCATCTGTTGGACAGTCTTTCCTTTTTTTATTTGATAAATAATTTCTTCTTCCAGCCCCAAACGTACATCAAGGTATCTTTGGTGTTTAATATCTATTCCGTTTTGCGGTAAAATTACTTCGTTTTTCTCAAGAATTTCCATTATTTTTTTATGTTTCTCGCATTTTGAACTGTCTAAGTACCATTCTGGATCATTGATAAGCAGTAATAATTCGCTCCATGCCTGTTGCTGTGCTGGTGTTTTCCTTCTCATATAAACACCTCCTAGAACGGCAGATCGTCTTCCCCGATGTCGATTGACGAGCCACTAAATGGATCAGCATTTGGTTTACTATTACGGTTATTACTATATGAATTGCCTGAAGAATTGTTTTGTGGGCTTCCTTTACTCTTTCCTCCAGGGAAACTAAAGTTACTCACTACGATTTCGGTAATATACTTTTTATTTCCTTGTTGATCTTCATAATTTCTCACTTGGAGTCTTCCAACCACTAAAATCTCGTCGCCTTTTTTAAAGTAATTAGCAACTGTTTCAGCTGTCTTGCCCCAAAACACAAGGTTGATCCAATCGGTCTCTCTATTTCCGTTAGCATCTTTAAAGTCTCTCGTAGATGCAATACTTACAGAACCAACTGCTTTTCCTGACTGTGTATATTTTAAATCGATGTCTTTACCTAATTTCCCTTGCAAAACCACATTGTTAATCATCTAATTTTCCCCCCCAAATTTTTTATTGATCTCTCGCCATTCACTATTTCGATTGCTTGTTCTAAATTCCAAGCGACACCGTTCAAAATTTTGTTATCCTCTGCTGCTTTCAAAAATTTAATCTGATCATCAGAAGGTTTCCCTTTTCCAATTTTCACTTCTACAAAGAACAGCTTGCCATCCGTACTTCGTGCCCCGAATAAATCTGGAAACCCTTTTTCTAGGCCTTGTCCTCTCGTCTTATGAGTTAGTTTCTTGCCCGAATCAACTTGCCAGCACTTATGCCCTAAACGCCGCAACTCCTGTTTAATCTGCTTTTGAAGTTCTAATTCGTTCAAATGTCTATCACTCCATTTTTCTTCTCAAATTCAGCTATATCTATCGCAAGCCATTTCGTTTCTTCTGCCATATCGATTAGATTGTTCTCGTATAGAATCGCAACTTGCTTTTCTAACAATTTAACTAGCTTGCTTCTCTTTAATCCGTTTTCTTTTAGAATTTCTAAATAAGTTTCGCCGTCCATCAGCCTCTCCATTCATCAAAATCGATGCTGAAATCCATGTGCTTTTTGTCAAAAATGAAAGGTGCTATACCTGTCATGCCTTCTCTATTTTTAGCAACATCACAACGTATCTTTCGACTATCTTTTTCATCGGTAGATAGTAGCAAGGTTACGTTTGCATCTTGTTCTAGTGATCCTGACTCTTTCAAATCGCTTAACATTGGTCGTTTGTCTTGGCGTTGTTCGACAGCACGACTCAATTGAGCTAATAAAATGATCGTAATACCATAATCAGTCGTGAGCTTTTTCAGTTCTCTAGTTACTTCATTCATTACTTGACGTTCATTTTTACGAGCGTCATTCACTGTTATTAGTCCTGCGTAATCTACGAAAGCAACATATCGCTTATCTCCAATGCGCTTTTTGATTGCATACTTAATGTCATTCAAATTCGAATACTCGGAAGTGAACACTCGCATATCGAATGATCTCTTCATAGCCTCATATGCTTCTCTTGCTTTTACTTTGTTATCAGGACTTAGTTTGTCTTTTCCAACGAATAGTAACGAATTGATATTAGTCACTTTGGAAACTAAGCGTGTCATCAGTTCGTTTTGACCCATTTCAAAAGTAAAGAAGTCACAAGCCACATCATCATTTTTAGTAAACAACTCATACATGATATTCAAAGCGAAAGCCGTCTTCCCGGCAGCAGGCCTTCCTGCCAAAACGATCAACTTACCTCCTGTTATTCCGCCACCTAAAAAGTCATCTAGTGGTTTATAAGTTGTCATTGCATTGCTGGGTCTATCCAAGCTATCGCAAAATTCAGCGAACGCTACGTCTAATCTGCCATCAGACTTGATATGATTGACCTCACGCTTTTCTTCTAGCAGTCGCTGTAACTTGTCCCCGTCTGTTTTAGAAAGCGTCTGAGCGTAATCTGTGGACGCTGTGTGTAATTTGCGGTCTAAGTAGGCATTGTGTATCTGTCTCGCTAACTCTCTTTCGATTCCTAACTGAGGTGCTAAGCCTTTTAGTGTTTCAAGATCGTCAACCGTTCCAGCGCTAAACAAGTCAATACTTCTCATTTCTCGATAGACTTGTTCTGTTGTGTAGTTCATTCCTCTAAGCCGAGTTAATGCTTCTACAATCATCTTTTGTTGAGGACTCTCAAACCATTCAGAATCAATATCAATGCTCGTAATGATCGATGGGTTGTTTAGCATTTCTGCAACTAGACTAAGTTCATTGTTCATATGCTTCAGCTATCTTCCTTTGTGATTCTGCTATTTCATCAGAGATTGAGGAGTTCATCTGTGGTTTATGTTCATTCAAGTAATCATCAAACTTGTTCCCAAAGAGCGTTGCTGGTCTTAGGTATTTGTTCATCTCTTGATTGTTTATCCACTGACCTGTTTTTACATCAATCACTTTTTTAAAATCATCAAGCCTTTGACCTTCATTCCATCTTGCTTTGATCAGGTCTTTCCATTTTTGAGTAACTTTAAATGATTTGCTTGTTTTGTTGTTCAAGTATTTGATTATTTTTGAATAAGGAATATTATTCTTTGACGATTCGTCATACGATTCGTGGTACGATTCGTGGTACGATTCGGGGTACGATTCTTCATTGTCATTGTCATTGTCATTGTCATTGTCATTAAAAATAATAGGAACATTTCTTTTCTTTAATTCATTTTCAAATAATTCTTTAACAGTCTTATCAAAATCTCGTGTTGATCGTCCCCAAAAAATCATCAAGTTTTCATAAACTTTTAAAATAAGTTCATCGTTATTGATTTTTGATAATTCTTTAATCAGCAAGTCAGCAACAGGTTTTCCACCTTTAACAATGCTGTACTTTAAAGAATTCAATACTGCGATTTCTTGCGTTTCGTAGTCATAAACAATGTTGCTGTACTTCGATTCAAATCGTTCTAAAATCACAGATACTGACTCAACTGTATATCCTGTTTCAAAACTAATCAACCGTTTAGGCAATTTGTAAATACCTACTTGCGTTGTATGCGGATTCGTCATCAGATAAAGCAAAAAGTACTTATCTTCGACTGAATACTTATCAATCACCTTTGAATCTTCCCAAAACGCCGTGTCTACAATTCTCTTAATACTCAATCGGATAACCTCCTTCTTCCATGCGGTTTTTCCAATTAGTCCAACTAGTAGCTTTTATCGCCATTGTTCTTAATTCATCTAAATCTGCTCCATATTCATAAAACGCTTTTTTTAAAGATATGATTGCCAAGTTATCATCCACATTTGGTAACCTGTTTCTTAAAATTCCGCGAATATAATAAAGATTTTTTTCATCCTCATTTTGTGGATTTAAAATAAAATGAGCGATACTTCCGATTTTTTTTAACGCTTTTTCTGCGTTATCTGGGTATTGCGTTGCTGATTTTTCAATAGACTCGCATAAGGTATCGTATTCATATTCTTTCAATAACTTCTTTAGCAATTTCTTGCCTGTTTCATTAACAATAGCTCCAGTTTCTTCTTCAAACTCTTCCGCCAAAGCCTCGACAAGTTCGTTATCTAAGTCCTTTAATTCACGCCTCCATTTCAACATCATTTCGATTTGATTTTTGCGCTCATTCAACTCTTTTAGCTGATCTAATTGTTTGTCTAGTTCGTTATGTTCAGATAATTTTTTATCCGACTTACCTCTGTTGCAATCAAAACAAGAAGTTACTAAATTCAAAATGTCATTCGTCCCACCTTTTGAAACAGGTTCGATATGATCTACTTCTAAAACAACACTCGGTGCCGATTTACCGCAATATTGGCATGTAAATGAATCTCTCTTGAACACCTCAAATCTTAATTTTTTACTAATTGGTTTCCTACTCACTTTTTATCCTCCTCTTTTTCTAAAGCCTTCATAACCAAAAGAATTACAGCTGCTGTAAAAGAAACGATATAATTATTCTTTTGAAATTCTTCGATTTTTGTCGCTAACTCACTTGGGAAGAATATTGCTTTTTGAATCCTCATAACTTCATCTCCTTTCTATAATTATATAATACTACTATAAAAAATAAAAATCAACTATAAAATTTATATTATTTAATATTTTTACACTTTGCAAAAAAAAGAAGGCGTAAACCTTCTTAAATGTTCAATCGTTTAATTGTCTCTTGATTTAGCTTAATGCCAATTACGTGATGTTTACTTGTAAACTTATTAAATCCTTCAGTATGAATTTTCGTATGGCAAACTCTACATAAAGCCATAAATCTTCTTCCTGAGTTGTTGATCTTTTTTCGATTATTTCCCATTCCCACAGCATCGACGTGGTGTATATCAGCGTGTTTCTTTCCACAAACACAACATGTTCTAGTCATTACGCACTTGTAAAAGTAATACTCAACGTTTTGCGGCGGTATCTCATAGCCTTCTCTAAAAGGAATGTCGTTCTCAAAGATGAAATCAAGTATCAATTCAGACAGCGTAGATACTTCATCAACGGTATTCTCTGATTCATTTGATAAACTAATGTTTTTACCTGTGAAGTATCTAAATTGCCAATAAAACACGTCTTTAAGGCTTTCTAAAGGCTCTCCAGTATAAATGTATATATCTTGCATTAAAGCGAACACAAAGCGTCTCTGTTGCGCTGTAAAGCCACGCGGATCTTTAATGAACAGTTCCGCTTGTCGTTCACCGTCAAAACCGTTGAAAATCGTCTTTAATCTTTCGATATTTAGTTCTTCTTTTAGTTCCAGAATGATTTTTCTTCCAGAAATTTTTGTTATTTTTGCAAGATAAGAAAGGTTGTTCATGCTGATCACTTCTTCGAATAGGCTTTTTCTAACTCTTTAATATAGCAGTCAATGGTAAGAAACTGTTCTGTATCTAATTTCTCAATAGGGATTATTTTTAAAAACTTAGTATCTGATAGTTTTTCGTACATTGCATCTGGTGTAATATCAGTACCCGTTTTCAAACTTGCAAGAACTGCTAGTTCCTTAATCTTTGCTTTAAGCACTTTTGCTTTGTTAGAATCAATCGTCTTTGGTTTTCCGCTATCTACTTGTTGCTTATATTCGTCTGTCTCCGCGTCCTTAGTATCATCTATTTGATACAAGCCGTTCATAGCATATTTGCGTGCATAAGATGAAGCTGTTCCTGTTATTTGCGATTCATCCATACCTTTTTTAGATTCGGGTTCTCTCGCAAATCCACTTGCTTGTTCTGTATTTTTGCCATCTGTGATGATGGCATGGGATTCTACGTAGTATCTATCTCCTATAAGGACAATTTTATCAGTAAGCTTTGGTACTAATCCATATTTATTAGCTAAAGGTTTTACTGCCTCCAAAATATCCTCTGCACTTCTATAATTGTATTTTCCAAAGTTGTTTTTTTGACTTTTGGGAGCCTTGAGTTCTAAAATTAAAGCAGATAACTTTTCGTAAAAAGACAGTTCTTTTTCTTCATTCACTGTATAATTCCTCCATTTCTTTTTTGAAGTCCTTACCGTTTTTATATCTCACAAGCTCCGCTCGCTCCAGTGATCATAATGGGGACTTTTAGCTTTTCTCGCTTCGCCTTTTTAACTTCCATGCTATTTTTCCACCTTTACGGATAATTTTTCGCCTTGCGGAATAACCTTAACCGCTTCGACTACTTCACCATCACTATTTACAATTCTTCCGCCTTCAATAACCGATACAGATTTCTTAAATGCTGCTTTATCAACTTCTTCTTTGATTCTCACGTACTCAGTCATCCCTAGTTTTTTCAACTCTGCAACAGCCTCTGAAGAGTATTCCCATTTATCAGGAACCTTTCTTGTCCCAACTGTTCCATGTGGCGTTTTGATTCGAGCTTTAGGATCATCTTTCCGTAATTTATTTAAGTATTCACTTAGCTTCATTTCGAAAAAGCTGATTCTGTCATTATTACTTTCTGTTTCTTTTGCCTCCCAACTGGCGATTCTTTCTCGTTCCAAATCAGCGAACTTCTTAATTTCATCATTCTGACTTTGAAGAGCTGAAATTTTTCTTAACGCCCAATCAGCACCGCCGATATCATTGATAGACCAACCATCTACGGATGTCTGTTCAAGTTCTTCAATTTCATATTTTTCAAGAGTATTCATTTCTTCATTCTCCTAACTTTTAATAAAGGCAGTTGCTGAGATTTTGTCTTGTGTAGAAGAAAACCAGATTGCCCCTCTGCTATACTCGATTTCTGGTTTTCCAATCATTGATGTAAATAATTCAGCTTTTTCTAAAGAATCATTATGTCTGTAAAACTTTACTGATTCGCAATCATTGTACAAGGCTAATAATGTTTGTTCTTCAACTGACAGATATTTTTTACGGATTCGCTTATTCATGTTATAATCACCTCAAATCATTCTTTGTTTGCTCACTATTTGCTTGCCGGCGTAGTGGGCTTTTTTTGTTCCCATTTTTTCCTACGTTCAATGTTCTGTCTCGCTAGAATAGTTGATTCATTACGTTGCCACCAACGATCAGCTACATTTTTACCGATTTGTAACGCTTATTTTCTATTCATAGTCAGCCCTCTCGGTTGGCTTTTTCTTTTCCCAGCCAATCGCTAGTAAAAATATCGCAATATAACCGTATGCGAAAATGATGTTGTAGCTTGAAATGACTGGCACAGCTAACATACACATGATTGTTGTTGCTAGATTAATTTGTTTCATCATCATGCCTCCTTTATCAATTTGGTTGTTTCCCTTTGAGATTTACGGTTGAATCGTAATCGGTCGGTAAAAAAATGATGTCATTGTAATTGGCACCGGTTTTTTTTGTAATTCGTTCAATTACAAGCACATCGGGAAACGTTTTGTAGTTTTCGTAGTTGTACCAAGTTGCCTCAGATACACCAATAAACTTTGCCATCTCTGGTTGCGTAAGACCGAGATTGGCACGCAACGCCTTTAAAGTCACCTTCATAATCTTCCCTCCTTTCGCTTACAAACTTATCTTACTACGGTTTAACCGTAATGTCAAACGGTTTTACCGTAATTTTTTATATTTATTTTGTATTTATCACTTGCTTATTTATAGTACGCGTACTATAATAAGAGTATAGAAAAGAACAAGAAAGGAAGATTAACATGATGAAAGTAAACGTATTTGATAATGAAATTGGAGATTACACAGACAAAGAGTTTTCAGTAGATGCGATTGTTGATGCCGGGCTTTATGGAGTGAATAAAGTTCTTGGAACTGACATGAATCTAAAAGCTGCAAGCAAAGTTTATGATAAGGCATTGATCGCTAAATTTGGTAAAGAACAATTGAAACAAGTTGAAACAAACTTTGGCGCTACTGGATATGGAAAAAAATATGTCTTGAAAAATGAGAAAGGAACTAAATAATGGCTGGAAATTACAACGCAAAAAATCAACGTGATTATGAAGCGAGTCTTAGCGAAACTGCTAAGATTCGCAGACGTAATCTCAAGAGTTTTTCTGCTACTAAAAGTTTTATCAAGTTGCACGCAACAGACGATCAATTAAATGATATTATTGAATTAGCCAAGAAGAAATTGGAGGAAAAAGAAGTGTGAAGCTAAAAAAACTATTAGTTCGTTTTTTAGATAAATATGATTTAACATTAGCAGAACTATCAGCAAAGAGTGGTATGTCGTTAAACCGTTTAGAGTCCATTAACAATGAACCCCTTCGAAACTATCAAGTGTCGATCATTCGAGCGTTGTCTACTCTCATTGGTCGTAGCACAAGCGAAACACTTGCAGAGCTAGAATCACTAGAAGCATCTTATGATCAGCTTTTGGGGTTCAGACAATTCTTAGAAAGTAAAGGCCTTTCATTCCCTGAATTGGAATATCGTATGTATGTACTTATTCAAGAATTAGATGAATTTGGAGTTGGAATCGAAAACTTTTCTTTCAATAGATTTGATGAAGAAAAACACGGCGATCTGAAAAAAGACAGCAGAATTTCAATGGAAAATGCGATTACAATGCTAGAAAAAGCATTAGATTCTGTTAAGCGTGGACAACCGCCATATGAGAATTTTTAGCAAAAAAATAAGCCCCCTGCTTAATCGCAGAGGGCCTTTTTCTATTTCACTAATTCAGTTGCTTTTTCAATCATGGCAACTCCGAAATTATCGTTGCCATACACTTGACGGGTTTTAGAACCGCCATAACGAGCGATCAAGTCTTGCGCCTCTTTCACATGAGTCGTTGTTGGCAAGTGCATTCTCTTGTTTCCGAACACGAAATACACGTCAGTACCATTTCCGTTTTTTTGTTTTTTTTCATAAATAAACATAATATCTTCCTCCTCGGTTTGTGGTAAAACTGGTTTTTCTTCTGGTTTTGATGAATTATTGTTTGTGCCGTTGCCGTTCATATATTTTTGAATTTGAGCAATAAAATAATCCTGCATCACAGTCCAATCACCATGTAGCGTTACCGATCGATGCGGGCACGCTGTAGATGAGAACTGTTTGTGCAAGATTACTGTGTTCCGATTTGGTTGTAGCCCATATCGTTTTAAGATCTCCGCAGCCAATTTGATAGAGCGCTGCTCATTGTCTTGGAAGGTCGCTAAATTCCCCATCGATTGACACGCTTCGATTCCAATATAATTAGCGTTTCCGTTTGCGTTCGCTGTGTGCCACGCCATACAAGCCTCAGACTCAACCTGTAGAATTCCATCACTACATACATACCAATGGGCAAAGCCTAGTTCTGCGTTGTGGCTCAGTAACCAGGTTCTGTAATATGCAGTCGTTGCTCCTTGCGAAGCAGCATCATTGTGAATGACTACTCCGTATGGATCTCGTCCTCGGTAACCGGCAATTCCTGAAAGTAATTGCATACTAAGCCACCTCCATTAATTTGTGATTTGGGAGTGATAACATATAATCGCCAGCTTTCACTTTGGTAAAAATATCATTCGAACGGATGACTTCATACTTTCCATTCAGTTTAAAGAAATCCCCGACCGCAAAGCCATCGAATTCCTTTTCAATGCCTTCTGCTGTGATCTCAGAAAAACCATTTTCATCATAGTTTTCTGTGATCTCGACTCCGCCTTTGCCAAATGAATCGAACTCAATGTATTCGTCACCGTTGTTCTTGACAATGAATGATCCGATTGCTGTGACTAACGTTCCTGTTTTAAACATTATTCATCACCCTTTCGAGGTTTCTTATAATCTAGCACTTGTGTGCTATCAGAGTATCCATTTGTTGTTGGATCAGCAGTGATGCCTAGAAACGCTAGCAACGCAAAAAGTGCATTGATAACAGCTAGTGCCTTATCGCCGTACGAAGATAAATCTAATGTGTATCCGAAAGTCGCTGCAATCGCTTGAATCAACAAGATGACCAGCGGAACGACTCCAATCCAAAAAGCTTTAGATTTGATTCTCAGTTTCCAATTGATTTTCATATTTAATACAGTCTCCTTTTCTACAATTTAGTTAAAAAATAGCCAATAATTGTAATGCCTAAACCAATCATGTACCCCCATGACCATTTGTTATTTGCTTTGCTCTCTTTAATATCATCCGCGTTATTAATTGCCATTGAATAAGCGTGATCAGCCACATCTTTCGCAGCATCCGCCTTCTCTCTCAATGCCTCGTAATTATCAAGTTTTGTTTCAATGCGCACTAAGCGCTCAATAACATCTTGTGCAGTATCATCTTTCAAAACTCCCCCCGCCTTCCAACTAAATAATTAGCCCCGTCCGAAAACGAGGCTAAAAAAATAAAGCTTACTCAGCTTTACCAACGATCTTATTCGCTTCTTCATCCGTAATACAAATCGGTACAAACTCGCGCACTTGGTCCTCAGTGAAACATCCCCAGTCGTACATCATTTTTAAGTCGGTGTAATTAAACATTACTCAGCACCTCCGATTTGAGTTTTAATTGTTTCAATTTCTTTATTGATTGCCACATCATTCAACATTAATTTGGCGTTCAGTTGCGCCATCGAATCTGTTTTTGTAGTAAGAGCTCCATTGGATTCTTTAAGAGCTTTATTGTCGACTTGAAGGCCAACTGAAAGATTTTCAAGTAATTCTAATTTCTTCGAGTAGTCTTGAGTGACAGCCTCTTCCCATTTATTTTCAGTAAAGTTAAAGAATTGCGATTGATCTTTTTTCAATCCTTCTAAAGGTTTTATTTCTACAAATGGTAATGTTGTTGGAAAATCATCTTCTACCTCATGGATTTCAAATCCGATTGGATATAATACTTTGTAAATAGTTTTCATACTGTTTCCCCCTTTTAGTATGGATCTCTTGCCATCCAACTTGCTGAACCATTAAGCCAAGTATTCGCAGAAATTTTATCTACACAAATAATTGTATTGTCTCCGTTACCTGGTGAATTAAATATAAAAAGCGCGTTTGTATTATCCTCACGCTTCAAACTAAATCGCGCTTTGTCTATAGGTCTTGCCCAATCCGGCGGATTAAACCAAACCCCTTGATTAAACTTTCCAACTGCTAATTTGAAAGATGCAGTTAGATAAACTAAATCTCCTCGGCGATAGAGTTTGATGTATCCTCCACCGAACATTGCTGGGTTTCCTTTAGAATCAGTGATTGCATAATCTGTGGTTGCTTTCGTCAGCACTGGGGTTTTTCCGGCTACTTGAATCCCGTCCTGAAAATTCTTAGTTCCTAAAATTGTTTCATTTCCGGTTGCTTTAACTAAAACTCCATCAACACCATCAATTGCCTTAGCATGCGTTTTTAGGTATTTAGCCACGCCGTCTTCTTTTAATTGAACGATATCTGCCATTAGACAGTCCCCACTTTCTCAAATGTAATATTGTTTAATCCGTCTAACTTAGTCTTATCCGCAGCCGACATCAGTCCATTTGTTGAAGTTGTTGCAACAGCAGTCGTAGTTGCATTAATTCCAGGATCACCCTTATCACCTTTTGGAAGAACAAAGTTAAATTTTGCAGCAGAAGTTGTTCCTGCATTGGTAACTGAAGCAGTTGTTCCACTTGTTACGGTTCCTACTGTTATTGTGGCGACATTTCCCGGATCACCTTTATCTCCTTTGATAGTGGTTAATCCGACAACTGCATTTGCATGCGTCTGAGGATATACCTGTACGCCATCCTGTTTTACTTTAACGATATCTGTCATTTATTTATACCTCCCCTACCTTTTCAAACGTCATACTAGGAATCTTAGAGTCTGCATAAGCTTTAGCACTTTGATAAGCTTCAGATGTTTTTTCGTCAACATATTCTTGGCTCACTCCGCCGCCCTCACCGCCACCAGTGGCAGAAATTACACCAGTGTTAGAGATAGAAATATTTGCCCCAGCTGTATAGTTAAATTGTGGATCAGCACTTAGAGTGCCATCTTCATCAATACTCAAGCGATTACCAATCTTAATGCCACCTTTTTCTTCAACCGATGCTGTTGGCAGATTGTACTCTTCGCCGGGCTCAATCACTGCACTGATGACTCCGTCTTCATCGATATTGATGTTCTGACCAGCGGAATAGTTTTGGAGAAAATCCAGTTTCTGTTTCATTTCGAGAGAAAAGTTATAATCGGTCTGTTTAATCGCTGAAAGTTTTCCATTTTCATCAATGGTCAGCAAATCACCGATTTTAACTCCACCAAGCTTATCGATGCCAGCGATTGGCAACACGTAATCACCTGCACCAGAATTTAAAATCTTCTGATACATTTCAGCAGTGATTATCCCATCCTCCATCTCATTGGCGTAAGGTAATTCAGTGATAACATTGCCTAGACCAAGGTCTTCTTTAGT